CGCCCACCACCAGCGTCCCGTCCGGCTCGCACCAGGCCCAGCAGCCGTTGGCCTCGCACAACCGCTTGAGGGCGTCCCAGGCCGTCATGCCCGGCTCGACCTCCACCTTTTTCTTGTGGCCGGCGGCGTCCACCCGCACCTTGGTCAATCCCAACGGCTTGACCAGCACGTCCACGGCCTCGGCCAGGTCCACCTCGCGCCGGGTGCGGATCGGCGCCGAACAATCCACCAGCACGGCCGCGTTGTCCCGGCCGGACAGGGTCAGGGTGTGCTCGCCCTTGGCCAGGCAGCGTTCCACCCGGTCGATGCGGCCGGAAAGCACCACGTCCTCGCCGAGCAGCAGCTCCACCTCGGCCCAGGGTTTGACATAGTCCGGCACCTGTTCGGCCGGGATGCCCAGCGACACGCGCCAGGCGTCGGCCGGGGTCAAAAGGTCCGACTCGACCTGATAGCGGGTCCAGTTCCGGTGCTCGCGGCCGGCCAGGCGCAGGGTGACGTATGCGGCATCACTTGGCATAGCACAGCACCGTCTGGCCGGCCGCCAGGAAATTGGGGTTGCGAATGCCGGGATTGAGCCGGGCCAGCTCGACCGCCCGGGTGTAGTCGCCGTAGAGCCGATGGGCCAGCACGTGCAGGTTGCAGGGGCTGGTCACGGTATGGACGACCACGGGCGGGTGCAGATGGATGACCGTGCGGCCCAGCTCCTGGATGTCCAGGGCGGCCGTGCGCAGGGTCTCGGCCACCGGATAGGATCGATGCGCCGGCAGCACGGCCGTGGCGTCGTCGATGGCGGCCTGCATGCGGGCCCGGGTGCTGCCCACCACCGTTTCCACTGCGGCCGGGGTCAGGCTCGGGGCCGTGATCTCGGCCGAAAGCACCCGGGAAGCCGCGTTCGTGACGGCCACGGTCCGGGCCAGGTTGGTGGCCAGGGCGCCGTAGGCCCAGGCCTGGCCCGTGACGGTCGCCAGATCGGGCGCCTCCCGGAGGGTGGCGGCGGCCGTCGGGGACAGGGTCAAAACCGGCTGCGGCCCCGGGGCGTCCGCAACCGGCCCGCCCAGCAGGGCGCCGGCATAGCTGCCCAGGGTGGCGGGAAAGGCCAGGACCTCGCCGGCGACCGCCAGCGGCAAGGCCACCAAGTCGGCGGCGAACTGGGCGAAGGGCAAAAAGGCCCCCACCGCCGCCTCGGGCAGGGCCAAGGCGGTATCCAGCACGGCGTCGGCCACGGCCGTGGCCTCGGACCAGACGACCAGCGGCGCGGTCAGCACGGCGTCGAGCACGACGAGCGGCAGCGCGGCCACGTCCCGGGCCAAGGCCAGGACGGCGGTCACCCCGGACACGGCTTCGGCCACGGCCAGCACGCACGGCAGGGCCGCTATGGCGTCCGCCCAATCGGCATACACCGCCACCATCCAGTCCCGGGTGGCGGCCATGGCCTCGGCCAGGCTGCCGGCCCTGGCCTCGGCCAGTCCGGACGCCGTCCAGGCCTGGGCGAAAAAGGGTTGGTCCTGGCCGGTCTCGACCATGACCAGGTGCACTGCGGCGTAGTCGGGGCGGTCCTCGTGATGGTCGATGCCGTAGGAGACCACCGACACGGTGACGGAGCCGAACACCGGGTGGATGAGCTCGCCGGGGCCGGGAATGTCCAGGGCGACGATCAGGTCGTTTAAGTAGTCGGCGTAGTCGTCGCCCCAGAACACGGCCTGCATGGTGAAGGTACGGGGCCGCCGGCCCATGTCCTCGATCTCGGCGCCGTCGCGGTAGGGATATTCGTGCCGGACCTGCGCCCGCTCCGTGGCGTCGCGCGCCGAGGCGACCGCGAACGTCACGCCGCGAAAGGAGGCATCCAGCAAATCGTCCCGCCAAGCCATGCGCGCCTCCGTTAGTCCCGCAACGATTCGGTTGTGTTGTACTGGTTGACCGCCCGGGCCACCTCGCGGCCGTCCAGGTGGAGCACGGACTCGAATTTGAAGGTTTCCTGGCGCGGCCGGGCCAGCTCGCGCGCGCCCTGCTTGGTGTCCTCGGACGGTCCGCCGCCGAAGAGCAGTTTTCCCGCGCCCTGGCCGGCCTTGCCGCCGGCCCACCAGCCCAGGGCCCCGCCCAAAAGCGCCCCGGCGGCCGTCCCGACGACGGGGACGACGGACCCCACGGCCGCGCCCGCGGCCATGCCGGCCAAGGCGCCGCCGGTGGCGCCGTAGGTTTGGCTGTTGGCGATGTTTTTTTGCGCCCGGGTCAGGGTGGTGTTTTTTTCGGTGCTGTAGATGTCCCAGGCGGCCAGGCCGGCCATGGCCAGCACCCCGCCCGCGCCCTTGAGCAAACCGCCGCCCCCCCGAAGCAGGCCCAGCCCGCCGGCCGCCGCCCCGGCCCCGCCGCCGGTGAAAAGGCGCATGGCGCCAAAGGCGGCGGCCGCCGCCGTCATGGCGCCGATGGCGGTGGTGGCCTCCGTGGCCACGGTGGCCAGGGCGGGGAAGCGCTGGGCCAGGTCCGCCGCCGTGTCCGCCACGCCCTTGAGCGGTCCTTTGACGTCACCGAGCATGTTCGAGCGGGCGATTTCCGCCTCGTTGGCGGCGCGCTCCACGGAATAGGCGGTGGACCCTTGATACGTTTTGAAGCTGCGGTCGCCCTCGCCGGCGGCATCGTGCATCCGAGCCAAGATGCTCTTGATGTAGTCCTTCTGGTTGATGCCCGCGATCAGGGCCAAAAGCGCCTGGCGGTCCTGGACCACCTTGCCCACGGCCGAGGCGCTCGCCAGGTCGGCCATGTCGCCCAGAATCTGCTTTCTTTCGTCGCCCTTGGCCGCACCCAGCCGCTGTTGCAGCTTCTTGTAGCGCGGGTCCTTGGCGGCCACCTCCTTATCGACCAACCGCGCGAAGGCCTCCAAGGGCAGCATGCCCTTTTCCCGGGCCTTGACCAGGGTGCCGGTCAGGTCGATGCCGAGCCTGGCGAAGTCCTTTTTCGTATCGGCCGAATTGATTTTTTGCAGCAGGTTGACCAGGTTGTTGCCGGCCTCGTCCTGGCTGCCGGCCGTGGTGGCCGCCGCCTGGGCATAGGCCAGAATCTGCTCGTAGCCGGCCATGCTCTTCATGCCGCTGCCCATGGCCAGCATCTTGGGCAGCCACTTGGCCATGTCCTTGAGCTCGAAGCCGCCGGCCTGCCCGGCGGCCAGCGCCTTGTCCAGGGCCTCGCCGGCCTGGTCCTCGGTGAAAAAATGCTGCTGGATGCCCCGGATAAGGATATTCGCGATGTCCCCGGAGCCGGTGCCCGAGGCGGTGGCGAACTTCTGGATGGTGGGCAGCAGCTTTTGGGCCGTCTCATTTTTGACCGCGCCCGAGGCCAGCATCGTGTCCAGGGCTTCGGCCGCCTGGTCGCGGGTGCCGCCGCCCTGGCGCACGGCGGCGTTGACCGCTGCCACCAGCTTGCCGCGTCCGGCCAGCCGCTTGGCCGGGTCCTTCTCGTCCGCGTAGGCCGTGTTGGCCATAAGCGTCAGGCGCTTCTCGAAGTCGATGGGCTTTTTGAGCGCCGCCGCTGCCACGGCGCCGCCGGCGGCGGCCCCGGAGGCCAGGCCCATGCCGGCCTTGCCCAGGCCTTGTACCGCCTTCCAGGCGGTCTTGCCGGCGCTGCCGACCTTGGCCAGGGCGGCGGCCAGCCGCACGCCGGCCTTGGCCGCCACGGTCAATTCCCGGGCCGAGGTCTTGGCCTCACGCCCGAGTCGTCCGGCGGCCCGGGCGGCGCCGGTGATGCCGTCGCCCCGGACGCCCCCGGCCGCCCGGCCGGTCCCCTGCAACTGGTCCGTGGCCTCGCGGGCGGACGTGGCCAGCCGGCCGGCGGCCTCGCCGGCCGTGGTGGCGCTTCGGGCCACGCCCTGGGTGGCCTGGGTGACGGCGTCCAGGGACTTCTTGGCCTGGCCGCCCATCTCGTCGCGCAGGCGCAGGATGACCTGGATAACGGTGTCCTTGCCCATCTAGCGCCTCCTGCGCCGGGCGGGCACCAGGTGGCGGCCCGGGGTCTCGTCCTTGCCCGCAAGCAGGGCAATAACGGTTTCGATCTGCGGCATGGTCATGGCGCGTACGTCCGCAAGTGTCAGATGCCTGCCCGCCAACGCTACTTCGAGGAGCCGGAAGTCGCGGAGCCGGCGCTCGCGGGCACGAGTTTTCCCAGCAGCGCCTTCTCGGCGGCTTCCAGGACGCCGTATTCGGTGTAGGGCAGACTGCCCAACAGTTCCGGGGTGATGGCCTCGGCCGGCAGCGTGCCCAGCCGGACGATGGTCCGGGCCCAGACGTAGCGCGACAACCGGGCCGGGCTGGCGTCCGACGGCGCCTGCTCGATGGCGGTTTCCAAATCCAAGAGGGTGGGGACGCGCATCTCGAAGGCGGCATGCAGCGTGCCGGCGGCGTCCCGATAGCCGTAGGTCAAGGTGCCGGTAATGGTTGGCATGGGCTACTCCCGTACGTGGCTCAGGGCCAGGATCTTGAGGTCGATGCGGGCCTCGTTGTCCCGCTGTACTTGGTGCCGGCGGAGATGACGGCGCAGTCCAGGTAGGACTCGCGCGCGGCCTCGTCGCCCAGGGGATAGATGGTGATCTTGGCCCCCTCCACGTCCTCCCAGGCCAGGGCGTCATCGGCGGGGATGGCGGCGGTGACGGACAGCTCGTAGGTGGCCACGCCCTGGTGGAAGCCCAGGGCCCGGCCGGTGCGGTTCATGGTCTTGACGACTTTCCGCCCGGTCTGGTGGTCCACGTTAAGGTCGATGACCTCGTACTCGCGGCCGTCCACCTCCAGGACCACCGCGCCGACGTATTCTTTCAGTGCCATGGGGTTGCCTCCTTACAGCAGCAGGTCGATGCGGCCGGCGAAGATGTGCAGGCCGTTGACCACGTCGCAGGGAATCTTGGCGTCGAGCCGGTTGGGGTCCTGGCTGTCGCGTTCGCAGATGAGTCCGGGCAGGTTGGCCTTGACCTCCTCCACGATTTCCAGCTCTTCCAGCTTGTGCAAAACGTCGATCAACTCGCTTCTGACCTTGGGCGGCGTGCGGCTGGAAAGCTTCTCGCGCGGGAACCGCAGGGCGATGCGCTCGCGGCAGGCCTTGCGCACGTAGTCCAGGGTGCGGATGGTGGTCAGGTCCAAAAGCGCGATGTCGTCCACGCCCTGGGCATCGCGGGTGTAGGTGGTGATGGCGCGCACGATCTGCACCACCTCGCCGGGACCGACCTCCAGGGGGGTGACGCCGTTCCACAGCGCCGTCTCCTGTTCCATCCGCGACAGGCGCTTGGCCGAGGGCGGCGGGTCGATGCCGGTCAGGGCCAGGGTGTTGAGCGGCCGGGCCGGGTCCTCC